GATTCGGGGCTGGCTTGGGCTCTTGTGTTTTCTTGTCAATGATTCTTTTGCCTTTGTCATCGAAGATTCCTTCATGTGTGATTACATGTTCCATAACGCCGTTGTACTGTGTGACATTGGGTGCGATCAATTGTACAAAATCTGTGTCAGTACTGATAATCACATGTTTGTCATTTGGATGACTCTGTATCCAGCCTGCGATCAAATCATCTGCTTCTAGCTGTGGGTTCTGCATAACCGTGCAGTTTGTTTTGTCTGTGATAAACTCTTTGAACGTGTCAAAGGCTTCCCAGAACACACGATCTTCCTCTGCTTCTTTTTCTGTGTGAGCAGCACGAGCATCTGAACGATTTCGCTTGTAGGGTGCGTAGTAGTCTTTGCGCCAAGATCTACCCTCTAAGCAGAATATGACATGACTGCCGTTGAACTGCTGCCATGCTTTGCGTATTGAATTTAGAGTGATATGAAACGCCATGCCCAGTTTGATATCAGCGTCACCGTTGATCACGTGGCGAGCACGAAAGAATGTGTTTGCTGTATCAACTAAAATATAGGTCATTGATTTGTCTTTTTCACTGTTTTAATATCTATAACACCTGTGTTCACAGGGCCGCCAAAATCACCATCTACTACCACATTAGCACAGAGTTCACGGAACCAACGATCTACGATTTCTTCTTCTTTGTCACCATCTTCACCGTATCCCTCTTGCTTTAATTGTAGCACAAATTGGTCGTTCCAGTCAAGTTCAAAAAAGCCATTTCGTATATTATCTTTATTGACATGAGTGTTTATCACACCAACCCATGCTTCTTTGCGTCTAGTAGCACGTTCTTTTGGGGTTAGTTTGGCAGTTTCTTCTGCTTCTACAGCAGTTTTAGATGCGGCTTCTGCAGCGGCCAGCCTGTTGTTGGCTTCTGTTAAATCTTGTTCTGCCTTAGCAATCGAAGCTTCTAGCTTATCTAGACCAAATAGTTTTTTAATTATTTTCATTATGTACCCCACTCATTTTTAAATAACGGTACTTGTAGTCGGTCACTGTATCTTAAACCATTTTTCATAGCAAACTCTGCAACACGTCGATTATTCAAAGCATAAACACTTTCAACGCCGCCTACAGGCATAAGATAAACATTGCCAGTAAAACCTTCTGCACGATAGATGTCCACAGCTTCTAGAGCTTCTTCTGCGTCCTCTTCGGTGGCCACAACCAACTTGAGATACACATGTCCAGCTTCTTGATATTCACAGACTATATCTGGGCGTATGGCTTCACTAGGCTGCTCACCTGAACAACTGAGTTTAGCACTGACTGAGAATGTAACTTCTCGTTCATCACTGCCGAATGCCCAGTCTATCAAATAATGTTTGAATTTAGGGTCTAACTTTTGAGTACCATTTGTTTCAAATGTAATCTCTTTCAAGCCCGTCATCTTAGGATGATTTAGCAGGTCTGGATAAGCACGTTGCCATCCTAGCAAAGGTTCACCGCCTGTGATCACAAGGTGTTCATCTTCCCATTTATTATAAGGCAAGATCTCGCAGATTCTTTCTGCGATTGCGTCTGATGTAAGCATCGGTGATAGGTCTTTAAACCGTGGATCCCAACTAGCATAACTGTCGCAGCCAGTAGAAACCAATGGTAATTCTTCGTAAGTTTTGAAAGAATGTATCTGAGCCGCAATCTTTTCCACTTCATTGCTGGATTCACCTTTGGGCATACCAAACCCTGCACATTTGAAATTACAGCCAAATGTACGAAGGAATACACTGGGCACCCCCATATATCTGCCTTCGCCTTGTATGCTGTAAAAAAGTTCTGCTATTTTTAATTTACTCATCGTTTATTATACCACTTTTTATAAAGGTTGTCAAATCTTCCTTGACCAATTGCCAAGACCCGTCCTGTTGGTCAATCCAATGTAGGCAATCACCTTCTCGCCATCCTGTGGCATCTAAAAGATCCTGTGGCAGCGATATGATGCCGCCTTCTTCCACTGTCAGTGTCCATGTCTGCATTATATATATCTGTCCTTGGATTCAATTTCTTTATGTAGTCTGTGCCATTCCTCTATTCGCATTCTAGCACATTCTTGTTTGACTTCTATGGGATAATCCGGATGCCAGTGTGCATCTCTGCAGTCATAGTATCTGCCTTGAGGACTACATTGTGTCAAAATCACAATTAAAATAATCATAATACAGATATAGACAAAATGTTTCATATTTTATCACTGATCATTATTCTACACATTAGTGCATCTTTGTCATTGGAGAAATCAAAATGCATGTGATCCGCAGTGATCTCAGTGACATACCTATCCCCTGGCAGGCCGAAATGCTCTAAAATATTCGCACAGGTCTCATTCCACCATGTGTTGGATTGATTTTTCCAAGGCACAGTGATCCTAGTCATTTTCTATAGTTGCCTCTTTCTGGAATCACATGTCGCACACCGCCTGTGGGATCTGGCATGTCTCCCTTGCGTCTAGGGATCAAATGCACATGTGGCCAGCTACAGGTCTGTCCAGCAGCTTCACCGATGTTTATACCAATATTGAATCCATCCCATTCACCTTCTATTAGTTTACGATTTCCACAACGAATAGCACTGGCAAACGCATCATTTAACACTGCGAAGTTATTATATTTAGGCACAAACAGAAGGTGTCCTTCTGTGACTGGATATCCATCCCGGAAGATTTTTACATGGAAATCTTCGTCTACCAGTTCAGTCCAGGGAGCACCTTTCGAATCGTCAATACAATCTACCTCCCAAGGCACTACTTTCTTTAAGTCATTCATCTCCTAAACTCCTTGCGTTCTTGAGGTAACTCTTCTTCTCTGATCACAAATTCTCTACCTCCTAAACTGCCAGCAAATGCACGAGTGCGTTCTAGATAGGACAATCTAATTTTCACTGTCTGAAAAGCCACTTCTAAAAACGCCTTGGGTTTGTATCCAATCACATGCATGTCGAAACTCTTACCTGCGTCTGTGCAGTGTACTTTTATCAGTGAATCGATCATTTAGTCCACCAATCTTCCCAAGGAAAATCAATCCATACATCTGTTTCTGCCTTGTTAATTTCCATACCAACATAATCCATCTTGACATTGCACTTGCTGGCAAGATTATCTACCAGCACAGCAAATCGAACATTGTTGTTCCATACTTCATTCCAGCTGGGGTCGTCTGGAAAACATCCACTCGGCCAATCTTTCATGATCCAGTTCAGTGTTGTGCCTTGGTCATTGATGTCGTCCACTATAAGGATATTTTTATATGTACCGCCGTTTTCTAGTAGATCGCTGGCAGCAGATAATATTCCTGCGATATCATTTTCATCGTCAACGATTCTATTTCTAGAATTCGGACCGAGCGCATCTTCAGCCATCCAAAGATTAGACTCCCCTTCCTCGTTGTCACGCAGACTGACATTGAGAGTATGCATGGGAACATTGAGATAATGACTGAGGTATAGTGCTGGCACTAATCCGCCTCTCACTATGCCCACTATGTAGTCAGGTTTCCAAGCGTTGACTAAGATAGTTCTGCCAATTCTAGCTATCAGTGACTGTACGTCATGCTGACTGATTTTGAGTTTGTCCATTTCTGTCCTTGAGATACTGTTCGTGTTGTATCCATTTGTTTTTGACTAAAAATCCCCATTCACGACGATGAGGACCCGGCATAAACAGAGTCCAGGCTGTTACACCAGGCTTAAGCTCAATACGATGATAAGAATTAGAACTGCAAATACGAAAATGCCCAGGTCCTCGCCATTTACGTATCTCACAACTTTTTGTACCATCAGAATTAAATTGTGGAATCCATTCATAATATCCGCCCTTCAAAATAATTGTAGCATAGGGCCAGGGATGATCATGAACATCATCTGGATCACCTTTGAGAAACTTGTGCAAGAATACGTTGAAAGGAAAACGTTCACGTTCTTTCAAAAAGAGATAATACCTCACAAGGTAAGGTTCGTTGTTAACACGATCATAAATGATGCGTTTGCGACCTAATCTTTCAAGCAGTTTCAACAACATCTCTTACCTCTTCGTCTAGATAACGGATTAATTCTTTGTCAGTAGGCTCGACAGTATAGTTCTGTTTGAAAAAGATCTCATAACTGTCTGAACCATATTTGCCAATGCCATATAACATTGTAGCATCATTTCCGTCCCAAGTCAAATAGTCTTGACTCATTCTAATCAATCTCTTATAACGGACATTGACCATGCCCAAGGGCTGTATGATGCTTTTGACGAATTCTTCATCAGCATTTATCAGTGTGATGGGATCGGGAAACCAATATAGGAATTCTGGTAGGCAGGTCTTAACAGGCTTTCGACTAGTCTGATTCAGCATGATAACTCCTACCATGTGTTCCCAACTATTAGCAATCTGTTGCTGTACCATTAAATCATCACGTAGAGATTCAAACCACATGATCATTTCCTGATAAGAATCCATAGGATTACACCAACTATAATCCCAACTATCATACCCAGGGCGAACAGCATTATTCTACTCCCTCACCAAACCAATCATCTACCTGCTGCTCAGCTTCTTGCTGTGTCATGGCATGCACGAAAATCCTAGCAGGTTCGCCGACTGTGTGTTGTATATTAAACTTGATTACACCTGCAGGAATCAAATCCCAGTCTCTTTCAACTACAAATTCTTGTAGATGTTTCATTCTATGTATTAAATTATCTGTAAGGTCTTTGGCTGTGTTCATCTTGGAGCAAACTCCTGTTGTAGTTTGATGTTATCAAAGAACTCTTTCTTTGTGTTTCCATCTTCCTTAAATGCACCTTTTAATACAGTGGTCTGTGTGAGACTGGAATGTGCCATGATTCCTCGATTTTCACAGCATCCATGTGTAGCTTGAATGTACACACCTAAGTCTGTGGCGCCTGTGGCTTTTTGAATTTCCCTAGCAATGTCATTAGCAAGCTCTTCCTGGAGAGTTCCACGGCGGGCACACCACTGTGCAATACGTGTGTACTTGCTTAACCCAATAAGTTTCTGTGCCGCAATAATTCCAATATAAGCCACCCCAGATACAGGCTGGTGGTGGTGACTACACATACTACGAAGCTCACTTCTAACCACCAACATACCTTCGTACCGATCTGTGCTGTCATTGGGGAATGCTGTTGCGTCTGGTGCCGGGTCATATCTTCCTGCCATTATTTCGTTAAAGTACATCTTGGCCAATCTTCTCGCTGTGCCCTGCGAGTTAGGATCTGTTTCACGATCAATTAACAAACGATCAAGCACTAGTTCAAATGCTTCTGTCGCTTCGTCGATTAGTCGTTCTTTATCGCCTTCGTGTAAGAAGTCGCTGATATTATCGCCTGCCCAGAAACGCTTACCTTCACGTTTCATTTTAAAGCGAAGATGATCGCCTAGGTATGCTTCTTCATAACCACCGTCGCCTGCCATAGCATCTAGGCCTGTTAGTTTTTTATCTGTCAATTAAATTTCTCCGAGTTAATGTCGTGGATGACATATGTTTTATTTTAACTTCTCTAGCAGTTTATTGCAACTAAAAAAGTTTTCTGTTAATGTATGTACTTGTTTATTTAGGCTTGGCAAAAACTTTTCGTAATTTTCCATGTACTGTATAATTTTCATACAGATTTCTTTACGATGAATAGAAAATGCTTCAAACGATTCTGTCCATTCGCTAGGATACTTAAATGTATCAAATGCCATTTCTCTATAACTAAGTCTATCTGGAATCATCGGAATAGCATCTACCAAGGCACCCTCATACCAACT